TGACAAGGCCCGGTCGGCCATCACCGACATTCCCATGGAGAAGTACGTCAAGCAGATCAACGGCGCCGGCAAGGAGCTGAATGGTCTGACGCAGAAGCATCTCCGATGGGCGAAGGCCAACGGTGTGGCCCAAGACGACGCCCTGCTGAAGTGGGGCCTGCTGACCAACGAAATCAAGCGTCTTTCGGGCGAGCACCAGAAATTCGCAACCTCATCTGCTCGCGGCTCCAAGAAGCGCGCGGCTGATATCGAGAAGGAGCTGAAGCTCCACTACAAGAACGCCGTCGCATTCAAATACCTTTACAACCAAGTTGGAGAGCAGCGGCTCGACATATCTCGCCGCGTCCACGAGCAGGAGCAGAACCTGCTTGCGGCTCACCTGCGCAACCAGGAGCGCCGGCATCGGCAGCACCTCGGCAACGTCTCGCAGATGCGTCGTGCTGCGATGGGCAGCCTCAGCTCGATGTCAAATATTGGCAACCGGGCAGGCCCCTATGCTGCCGCCGCGGCTGCCGCCACAGGATATGCCGGTGTCAGCGCGTTCCGCACGCGCATGAAAGTCGACACGGCAGAGACGAACATGCGGATGTTCGCGGAAATGAGCCAAGAGCAGGTTCGTGACCTTCGCCGCAACTGGGGCAACAAGACGTCGATCAAGTATGGCATGGGCCCGGCGGAAACGCTGGACGCCTACACCGAAGTCCGCAAGGCAGGTGTTCCCGAGAAACACGCTCAGAGCGTCACCGACGCGATCTTGCAGGCAGGAGCTGGCCTCGATCTGGATCTGAGGGAGACGACGCGGTTTGCAACCCGCATCGCGACCTTGACCCAGAACATGGACACCCTCAATCCCGACAAGCTCAAGAGTATGCTCAATTCGGTCGCAATCGCTGGTATCGCGACTGCTGCTGACCCGAACGAAATCATTGCCGCCAACAGGCGCGCATCCGGTGCGTTCGCTGCTTCTAAGATGAACCCGAACGACTTGTCTGCGTTCACGTCGGCAGGCATCTCCGCAGGTCTGCCGTCGTCGAAGACCGGTACGTTCGTCGGCTTCCTCGTCAACGAATTGGTCGGCGGCAAGTACGCCCGCGGCCAGCGCGCGAGCGACCTGAACAAGGCATCTAACCTCCTGGGAATGGGCGGTCGACAGAACCTGTCTGCGAAGATGGCGTCTGACCCGACCAACACTATGCTCTCCATCTTCGACAAGATGGGCAACATGAGCGAGCAGAAGCAGTCGCAGGTTGCGACCTTGCTCGGCATGCGCGAGTGGCGAGACGAACTCCAGACCTTCGTTCAGGTCCGTGACGACGTCGCTCGTACGCTGAAGGACATCAACGATCCGAAGAAGCAGGCCGAAACCGACCGTATCAGCGACTCCAAGCTGAAGTCTCTGGCGGGTCGATGGAAGTCGTTGGTATCGGCGATGACCCTCGTGTGGGAGGCGACTGGTGGCGGCCTGGAGAAGGCCTTCAACCAGATCTCCGCGTTCTTCACCGACTACCTCGGTAACTTCGACACGACCAAGATCACCAACACGGTCGAGGCGTTCACTGACGGACTTGTTGCCGGTCTCGGCTTCCAGAGCTGGACCGACATGCTCAAGTCGGCATTCGGCGATCCGGCAGCCGTCAAGGAGTATTCCACGCAGGTCTTCGGCTTCGTCAAGGGCTTCATGGCCCAGATGAAGGAGATGTGGCAGACCGCGAGCGCGCTCTGGAACGGCCTGATGAGCGCGTCAGGCATTAACTCCGGAGACCCGGAAGCGATCGGTAGGTTCACCGGAAAGCTGGTCGAACTCGCTGTTGCGATGAAGGCGATCGGAACTTTGGCCGAAGCTCTTTCGGGCATCGTTACCTTTGTCAAGGGACTCGCCGCAGCGGTCATGATCGCTCCCGAGTTCTTCGCTGCTCTCTCTGGCGGAAGCCTTGGTGCCTACATCGGCAAGAAGGCTCGCGAATGGTACGACAGCCCCGGCGCCGCGCCTGAGCGAGGCAAGGGCGTCCCGACCATTAAGGGCACGCCTCCGGCGTTCCAGCAGGAGATCGACGAGTACACGCGAAAGCGGCTGTATCAGCCGAGCAACTACACCGGAGCGACTGATTTCTCCGGTATGAAACGGCGCAGCAAGGTCGATGACCTGGCTGACCAGCTCGGAAAGTTCGGCGGCGACGTCCAGCGGGCTGCGTTCATCAACAACGTCCCTGGCGGGCTGCAGTATGCGGCGATGTCTTCGGGCGGCGGCTCCGGCCGTGGACTGTCGTCTGGGGGCGGCCTCGGTGGAGGCGGCCTGATTGGCGGCGTTCCGAGCTTACTGAAAAGCACGCCGGGTTCGGCCTTGCCCGACATGGGCATCGGCCGAAGCGGTAGCAGCCTGCGAACGGGTGGTATTGGCGCTCTCACGGGCTCCAGCAAAGTGCCGTCTATCGGTGGTGCTCCGGGCAGCGCAGCCGCTGACATGACCACTGGTCAGGGTCTCAGCGGCAACGCCTTCTTGGCAGCCCGCCGCGCTCGCTTCGCTGATGAGCTTCAGAGCGATCCCAACCTGCGTATGCACCTCGCGGCCATGCAAATGACCGAGGGCGCGAGCAGGGGCGGAACGATCGAGAGCCTGATGAACCGCATGGACATGCAGGGGTCGTCGCTCCGCAAGGGTCTCGGCTACAGCACTGATGGTCAGATCAATCCGAGGAGCTTCTACGGTCCCATCCGTCGAGGCGAGCTTGGCCCTGCAATCGCGAAGCTCAGGGCAAACCCGAAGCTTTTCGAGAAGTACGACGCTTACACGCAGCGTGCTCTTGCAGGCAGTCACGTCGTCGGCGGTTACACTGACCAAGGGTTGCCGACCGATCCGAACGGGTCGGCGCGAACTGGCATCCCGGGGCTCAGACTCCGAGATCCGAAGACTGGAAAGATCGACGGCAACGAGTTCACCGATTGGGTTGGGCCCGGCTCCGCATATGGCCGCGGTCGTCAGGGTGCGATCAACTATCGCAAGTTCCTTGAGAACGGCATCAACGGTAGCAGCGACAGCCCGATCTCGAACGTGCCATCGGCGAGCGATGCGATCAAGAACGTTCCCACGCCGTCCTCGGTAGCACCGGGTGCTGGCGCTGGAGACATTCGCTCTAGCGGACCTGTCGCGATCCACATCAACGGCTCGTCTCACGATCCGGAGGCACTGGCAACGCTGGTGCAGCGCCGGATCGACGAGAGCATGAACTGGCGCACCCACGATACGTCGTCGGAATACACCTAAGCCCCGAGGGGCAACAACTACAGCTCGGCCCCTGCGGGGGCCGGGCGCTACTCTAACCCCTGAGGAAATTGATGGCTGACGTTCTTCTCGGTCTTGGATCGCAAGACCCCAACGCGAGCGATGAGACCGGTCTGATCCTCTTCTACGTGCCAGCGAAGGGCATCGACACCCCCAACTTCGAAACAATTCAGCGAGACTCTCAGTACACATGGACGTCGGCCGATCGTCTCTCGCGCGATCCTGCCAAGCAGTTCACCGGACCGGGTGAAGACAATATCGTGGTCGAGGGTCGTCTGTACCCATACCACTTCGGCGGCCTCTCTACGCTGGAACGGCTGCGCACCGCGGGTCGAGCCGGTAAGCCCATGCTGCTTGTCCGCTTCTACCCGCTCACCAATCCAGACGGCTACGGATCTCAGGTGATCGGTAATTTCTCGATCACCCGGGTTCGCAGCGCGGAGTCCAAGATCGGCCCGATCGGCATCGCGCACAAGGTCGACTTCACCCTCGAACTCTCGCGTTACGGTGACGATCTCACGTCGACAACCGACATCCTCAACACTTTTGTGGCGACCTAATGTCGACTTACATCACCAAGCTCTACGATCGCCTCGATCGGATTTGCTTCGACCGATACGGATCTTCCGACAACGACATCGTCGAGTGGGTCATCGAGAAGAATTACGGCATCGAGCTGCGCGGCATTGTGCTGCCGCCGGGCATCACGATCGACCTTCCGGAGCCGCCGCGTCAGCTGACGCAGGCACCGGTCATCCCTCAGATCTTCCTCTGGAAGTAATCTACCCCCTGGCTCCGCGTGAGTCAGACAGGCCGTCCTTCGGGGCGGCCTTTTTGTTTTAGGAGGCGTGCGTGACCACGGGCTACACCCCGATCTATCGAGTCTTCAAGGGCGGAGAGGATATCACCGGCCGGCTCAATGACCGGACGCTCCAGATCAAGGTGGATCTCCAGTCCGGCAACGGCAACGACGACCAATGCACCATCCTGATCGATGATCGTGATTGGCGCGTTGCTCGCCCGACGACTGGCGAGGACATCCAGGTTTGGCTCGGGTACCAGGAGGTTGGCCTCGCCTACATGGGCACGTTCGAAATCGACGACGTGACCTTCCTTGGACCGCCAAGGAACATCAAGCTGGTCGGCAAATCGACCGGTTCGAGCGACATTCAGAAGGCCCCGGCAATCCGGGAGTTCGATAACAAGTCCGTCAGCGACATCCTCGGCCAGATCGCCGGGCAGACCGGCCTCGGTCTCTCGATCGGCAGCGGCGTTGGCGACATCAAGATCCCCTTCAAGAACCAGATCGTCAGCAACCTCCACATGATCCACGAGCTTGAGCGCATTACCGGCGCTGTGGCGAAGGTGGTGGACGGCAAGCTGATGTTCATCAAGCGCGACGGCGGAGAGTCCGCGAGCGGGGTGGCGCTGCCGACCCTCGTGTTGCTGCCTGAGCACTTCGGCACCTGGCAGGTCCGCTACACCAGCAAGCCTGGGTACGGAGAGGTCAAAGCCGCCTGGTTCGACAAGGATGAGATGGTCCGAAAATGGGTCGGATCAGCGGTAGCGGGAGGAGGCGGAGGCGTCGGCCTAGCAAATAAGTTCGGCGGCGCCTTCAACATCGGCCAGCTCTTCAATTCGGAGGCTGAGGCCAAAGCGGCTGCAGGATCACAGGCTGAGAACTTCAAGCGCGCAGAAGTTCAGGCTGTCTTCGATCTCGCCAAGGGCGATCCCTGGATCAGGGATCAGCAGACGCTGATCGTGTCAGGAATGAGAGACGGTATCAACGGCTCCTACGTCATCGACAAGGTGACCCACACGTACATCAAGAGCACCGGCATCAAGTCGCAGATGGAATGCAAGACGCCGGGCGACGGCTCGAACTACGAGGAAGCGTCCAAGGAGTTCATGCGGCCGGGACCTGGCGAGCTGCTCGGCGAATACCTGCGCACCCACCCCAACATCAATCCGGGAGACCTGTCGCAGAGCGACATCGACGCCATCAATCAGGGCGGCTTCTCCAGGTAACCAACGAGTATCACATGTTCAGTCAAGAAATCATCGACGCCATTGTGGCGGCGGCTAAGGCCGAAGGTTGGCCCGCCTCCGCGATGCTGGCAGTCGTGGAATGCGAGACTTCGGGAAAGCCCTTCGAGCAGGACAACCACACGCCGTCGCTGCTCTTCGAGCGCCACAAGTTTTATTCGGAACTCACGAAGCATCAGCCGAGCAAGCTGAAGGCTGCGATCCAGGCCGGCCTCGCGATCCCGAAGTGGAGCCGGAATACCCAGTACAAGGACCAGGGCACCTCATCTGGCCGCCTCGCTGTTATCGCGAAGGCACGAGCCATCGACGAGGAAGTCGCCAACAGAGCGGCGTCCTGGGGCCTTGGCCAGACCATGGGCTTCAATGCGGAGCGTCTGAAGTACGAGAGCGCCACGGTCATGGTGGGTGAGCTGTCGCGCGGCATCGCTGAGCAGATCGACGCTCTTGTCCGCGAGATCAAGACCGATCACCTCGACAAATACCTCAAGGCGAAGAACTTCACGGCGTTTGCCAAGGGCTACAACGGATCTGGCTACGCCCAGAACCAGTACGACACCCGCATGGCCGCGGCCGATGCGCGCTGGGTCCGTCGTCTCGTTCAGATCGAGAATGGCGAGTTCCAGACGAAGCCCGGCAAGACCATCACGATGGTCTACCAGACCAAGCTCAAAGAGCTTGGCTTCAACGTTGGCATCGTCGATGGCGACTGGGGTGATCTGACCACTGGCGCGTGCTCCGCATTCCAGCGGCGCGAGGGCCTGAAGATCACCGGTCACCCGAACGACGAGACCACTGCGCTCCTCGACAAGACCGAGGAGAAGCGTGAGGTCTCTTTCGAGCGCGCCACGGCAACCGTCGACGATCTGCGTTCCGCAGGCTCCCAGACGATCCAGACGGCCGACAAGGGTTCGATCATGTCGAAGATCCTCGTCGGCGCTGGTGCGCTGGGAGGTGCTCAGCAGAGCGGTGCCCTCGATCAGGTTCAGGGCATGGTCGACAAGGTCCAGCAGCTCCAGGGCATCATGGACAGTGTCCATAACCTGGCGCACGCGCTCGCACCCTACTGGTGGGTCGGCGTGATCGCGGTCGGCTTCGTCACCTGGAAGCTCTACGGCGACGTCATCAAGCATCGCCTGCACGATCACCAAACTGGAGTCCATCTTGGATAACCTCATGGAAAAAGCCGCTGCCCTCCGGGTGACGGTCACCTTCTACTGGGCGAAAGCTCAGGGACTTTTCACCGGCTGGAAGGGCAAGGCCATCGTGGCCCTGCTCATTCTGGCTTCCGTCGCTGGCTACGCCCATCACCTGGGCGCCGCCGGCAAATCCGATCTCAAGGCGCAGGTCAAGCAGCTCAAGGAGCAGCTGGCCGCCGCGGAAGCCAAGCCGGCCCCGCAGCCCGAGATCCCATACTGGCAGTGCAACGGGCCCAAAGAAACCCGTCATCCGCGGTGCCCGGACGACAGCGCCGCAGATCAGCGCGCCGACGAGCTGAAAGCCCAGCTCGCAGAGTCCGAAACGGCGAAAGCCAAACTCGAAAAGAAGGTCAAAGACTATGAAGCGCAGCTGGCTCACCGGCCTGCGAAGGGCGGCAGCCATGTTCTGTCTCCCGCTGATGCTCGCAGCCTGTCAAACATCCGGTAACAAGGCGCCGATCGAGGCCCGGATGGACATCACGCCGTGCCTGAAGGTCGCACAGACGGTCGAACTGCCAGCCATCAAGGCCGGCATGGACTCCCGCGCTGTGCTCGCCCGGTACCGGCAGGCGCTGATCAACGCAAACACAAACATCGACGATACGAAGGCCTGCATGGCCCTGCTCGATCGAGCAGAGAAGGAAGGCTACTTCTAATGGCCACGGATTTTTCCGACATGATTCCCTACATCGGACCCGTGGGAGTGCTGTTCGGCATCTTCTCCGGCGTCTGGTACCGGGTCGAAGGCAAGATCACCGCTGGTGTCGCCGACGCCAAGGCGGCGGGGCTTGCTGCGGCGAAGAAAGCAGAAGAGGCCGACAAGGCCCTCAACGAGTTCAAGCTCAAGGTTGCTGAGGAGTACGCCTCCTGGGACACCGTGCGCTCGATCGAGGCCAGACTTACGGAGCGGATCGACGGCTTGTCCGAGCAGGTCATGAAGATGCCCGACATGATCGTCGCGCGCATCGTCGATATGATCAAGCTGTCCAAATAAGGCTTGACCGCTCCGTTTGCATTCTATAATTTGCACGAATGCAAAAGATGTGCTACCTCCGAGGCCGAAATCTCGGGGGTAGGCACGCCCTCGTGGTTACGGGTTCCCAACCAACCACAGGGTAAAATGACGTTTCAACCGCTTCCCACCGAAGAGCGCGCCCGCAGAAAGCAGGTCATTGAGGATCTGCTGAGGCAGGGATATCACCCGCAGGGGTCGCGTGGGGGCATTGCCTCCGCGACCAAGACTGCCGAGCGCGTCGAAGGCATCAACTATCCGAACTGGGTTCGCGCTGAAGAGGCGCTGAAGCGCAAGCGCAAAGAGAACTACGCGATCAACTGGTCGCTGTACGTTCCGCCTGTCCCGCAGGCTACCGTCACCTCTGGTGGCGAAGAACTGTCCGCCGAAGAAGTCGACCCGTTGATCCGGGCGAAGACGCTCTCGGCCGAGGTTACCGAACTCATCACCCGATCGAAATACCCCGTCATCAACCCGGAAGCCGTCATCGTCGACACGCCGATGCTGCGCAGCTGGTCCACGAAGCATCGCCGCTACGAGGAGAAGGAAGGGAAGCCGAGGACCTGGATGGTCGAGACCCTGAAGGTCGAGCCCATCAAGGACTCCCGGAGCCGCAACTTCATCTTCACGGGCGCTCAGAACGACGCACTCCTGCACGAGGAGTTCTGGGCCAACCTTCAGGCCTACGCCGCCTACATCGACGCCGAGATCGTCGTCGGTCCCTGGACCTATGAGACGCAGTGGTGGTCTGAGAACGACCCGCAGGCGCGCGAGTACGCGCCCGAAATCCAGGAGCACCTGTGCTTCGGGCAGATGAAGATCGGCTCGAATTTCGTGTTCTGCGGCGAAATGAACACGCTGCCGACCGCGTCGCAGCCGATCTCCGACCTGGTCACGTACAGCCGGGGCCGCTGGGCCGTGTTCCCTCACGCCAAGCGCCAGCTGAAGAGCGTCCCGTCGAATGACCCCAACGTCCAGGCCCACCAGGTCATGACGTCGGGCGCCTGCACGCGGCCGAAGATCATCCCGCGCAAGGCAGGCGTGAAGTCGCTGTTCCACCAGGTGGTGGGCGCCACCGTGGTGCAGTTCGACGAGGACGGCGACGTCTTTTGCCGGCAGATCACGGCCGACGATCACACGGGCGCGTTCTACGACCTCGATGCCTACGTGGCGAACGCTGAGGTGAACACGGGCCACCGGGTCCGCGCTATCACCATGCCGGACATCCACGTCCGGAAGATCGACCAGACCAACTGCATGGCCATCTTCGGATGGGACATGCGTGGCGGCCGGGCGCAGCTCCGCAACAGCATGGTCGACGTTCTCGATCCCGAGAACATCATCGGGCACGACATCTTCGACAACGAGGCGCGGAACCATCACCACGTCCACGACAACGCCTACAGCTATGAGATGGCGATCCGTGGCCGCGACAGCGTGGAGCAGGAAGTCGACCAGTGCGGTCAGTTCTTGCT